CAGGTAGAATCTGCGCTAAAGTACCTAGCACAGTCATTAGAGAAACGACATCACCAGCTACTTTAAGACCTTCGTTTGCGTGTTCAGTCACTTAATTATTCCTTAATTTCTAACCAAGATGTTGTTTCCTCATGCCATGAGTAACGCTTATTGTCTGTTGGCATTGGAGTAGGAGAGTTCCATAAACAAGTTTGTTCGTCTAAAAACCAACTTGGAAATGGCTTTGGAGATATAAAAGCATCTCTTTGGTTATCGTAAGTATAACCAACACCAGCATAATTTTTCCTAAACGAGTCGTTATAACTTGTTTGTTTCCAATTAGAGTAACCTGTCAACGCTGTTAAAAATTCAATGCCTAAAGATTCGCTATCGGGAAATGGTAAGTTATTTATAACATCGTTACTAACGACATTGACATCAACTACAACATTGTTTTCATTAAGTTTTGCAAAATGTGCCATAGTTTTTATACCGTGAAAGAACCACTGCCATTAAAGTAATAATAGTAATATCCGCCTGTGTTTACAAAAGTTGGAGACCCTGTTGTAGAAGCTAGGTTGTCATATGTATTAGCAAAACGAATTACAACAATTCCTGAACCGCCGTTGCCACCACGAACAGCTCCGCCGCCTCCGCCTCCGCCTGTGTTAGCAGTGCCTGCATCGCCGTATGTACTTTGAGGGCTAGAGTAAGCAGCACCAGCGCCACCGCCTCCGCTACCGCCAGCACCGCCAGATTGACCTGTTCCGCCTGAACCGCCGCCACCACCGCCATAAGTAGTTCCATTTACCCAATCTTGACCTGAGCCACCAGCACCTCCAGCAGAAGCACCGCCGCCACTGCCACTTCCCGCAGCGCCTTTACCACCACCACCACCACCTCCAGAAGCTACATCCTCACCGCCACCACCAGCAGCGCCGCCGCTGTTTCCTTGACCAGAAGTTGCACTGCCGCCACTGCTACCAGGTCCCCCAGTCTCGCCCGCACCACCACCGCCAGAACCGCCAGAACCACCAGTCCTTCCTGCATTAGTGCTACCACCCCGACCACCACCGACAACCGTAGTAACTTCCGTAAAAGTAGTATCACTACCATTAGAACCAGCGTTATAATTAGCACCGCTACCGCCACCGCCAATAGTTATTGTATAAGTGGTTCCTTTTACTACAGTTAATGTGCCACTTAAATAACCCCCAGCGCCACCGCCACCGCCAAAATTCGGAGCTGCTCCAGAGCCACCACCAGCAACAGATAAGTAGTTTATTGTAACGGCATTTGTACCAGAAGCCCAACCAAAGGCTGCTAGTGATGCTGCACCAATTTTAGATAAGCGAGGCATTTATCAGACCTATGCGAATTTAGTTTGAGCTGCGAGTACAGTAAATGCTGCACTTCCCGTTTTTATAATAACATAGGTATAACTGTCTATTGAACTAGCATTACCGCTTGTTGGAGCTGTTCCACCTTGATATTTAGGAGTTACAGAAGAGCCATCTATTTGAAGTGCTAAGTTATAATAAGCTGTAGCACCTTGAGTTACCAAGAAAGTAACAGATAAAGACTCGCCTGTAGCCATAATCGTATTAAGAGTTGTACCGCTAGAACCTCTAAAGTTTACTGTCCAGTTTGCTGATGCGTTAGTTGTGTAGTACAACACGGACTGAGTAGTTACATCATAATTAATAGTGCCTGTTGCAGCAGTAGCAGAAATAGTTATAGCCTCAAGGATGTTTGAAGTCTTTAAGTCAGCATTTGAGGAAGTACCAGCAAAAGTCTGTAATGCTGTAAAAGTAGTGGCGGTAGCGGGAGCGACATAATCTGTTCCAGCAGTTGCTGCTGTAATAGCAGAAGTACCATTACCTTTAAGCACTCCTGTTAATGTAGAAGCACCTGTACCACCATCAGCTACAGTTAAGTCTGTAATACCAGTAACTGTACCACCATTAATAGTTGGACTTGTAAGAGTTTTGTTTGTTAGGGTTTGTGTTGCAGTGTTTGTGGTAGCAGTGTCTGTACCAACTACTAAATTACCGCTAACTGTCAGATTTACTGCAGTGGCTGTACCAGTTAGTGCTGGAGACGCTAAATCAGCCTTAGTCTGAATGGCTGTAGCAATGTTACTGTATTCTGTATCATGCTCAGCACCTCTAACAATCTTTAGAGGATTACCAGTAGATAAACTATCTTTAGAAGTAAAGTTAGTCGTTTTTGTATAATTACTCACGATTACTCCTCAGCAGTAGTTTTCTTGGTAGTCTTCTTTGTTACAGTCTTGTCTTCTTCTTTAGTTTCTTCTTTAACTTCTTCGTAAGCAGGGTTATCACGAGTAGTGACAATATCTACTTCGTGTTCAAAAGAAATAATGTTACCAGAAATAATACATTTAAATTGAACCATTTATATCTCCACAGTTTATTTTAATACTTTTGGTAAAGCACTAAAGTAAACTGCCCCAGCAGTTTCTACCGGGGCAGAACCTATCTAATAGGTATTAAGCTGGAACAATCAAAGCAACAGTGCTGTAATCACGCAACTCAGCTACACCGTAAAGTGTATCTGCAGTGAACAATGTACCGAGGTACTCTTGTTTGTACTGAGTCTGTGAACGAACACCCATCTGCTCAACGAGTACCAAACCATCTTTGTGACCCATTAAGCAAGCACGAGCTGCAGTAGAACCAGAAGTTGTGTCAGCATTAGAAGACACAAATACAGGCATACCATACAAGTTACCGATTTCACCATTGCGGATGGTGTTGGAAGAACCAACTTCACCAACAAATGCTTGCTCAGTGTAACGAGCCAAGCCCATCAATGTGTTACGGCTTGATGGTGGGATGATGAAATAACGACCATCCATTGGAACATCGCTGTCATCCAAACGCTGGATAGCACGACGGATACCAGCATCAGTCAATGCAGAAGCGTTGTTTGAAGCAGCAACATACAATGTAGAACCATCACCACCAATGTAACCCTTAGTGTACGCTGCAGTATTAGCACCAGATTGAGCAATACGACCTAGTTGGATGATGTTAGTGTCAACTTGTTTAGCCAAAGCGTAACCAGCGTCGTCTGTGTAGAACTGACGCAGTGAAGACAATGCTTGAGCTTCAACGATGTCCTCAATCAAACGGCTATATTCATAGTGTTTGTCGATAGATACTGTTACTTCTGACTCAGTTGCAGCAATCAAAGTTACTTGAGTTGATGCAGACTTAGCAGATGCTGAACCACGAGTTGGAACAGGGATATGAACTGTATCGCCTTTCTTACCTTTGAAAGACATCTTCTTGATAAGATTAGCTGCTACGAGTGATTTTTTGTAAGCAGCGGCAATCTCGTCACTCCAAATTTCTGGGATGAATGTTGCTGCTGTAGTAACCGTTACATGGTCTGTACCTAGTGCCATAATATATTTCCTTTAAATTATAAATTTTAAAATTACTTGACTCGTCCTTGGGCATAAGCACTCATGATTTCATCTTGAAGTGCCATGTACCTGTCAGGGTCTGTCATTCTCAGTTTAATAAGGTCTGCCCTTCGATAAACCTTTTTACTAGACTCACCAGTACCACCTACATCAACAGTTGCTGCTTTCATTGCTGCATCTTGAGCTTTAGCTTCTACAGCGTCTGTTTTCTGAACTTGTTGTGTCTGACGAATTTGTTTAATCTCTTTGTAAGTAGATAACAACTCATTAGCACTATCAAAATCATATTCAGCGTCTGCTTTAGCAAACATATTCAATCGAATAGGGGAAGCCTTAACCCAATCTTGGAAACCTGTATCTTGTACAATTGTTCCAAAATCAGGATGTTTAGCCGACAGTTGTGCTGCCGTCTTATTCTTCCTTAATTCCATTGCTGTGTTTTTAGCTTCAATTACAGCAGGGTGCTTCTCAACTGCTCTTGCAACTGCCCGGTTAGGGTCTACAAAAAAGTCTTCTTCAAGCGATTCTTCAATTGGGGTAGCGATTGGTTTGTTGGAATCGAGTTGCTGTTTTAATAACTGGTCTGCCAAACTCCGAACTTCATGCACCTCGTTTGCTTGTCTGCCAATGAGCTTTTCAGCTTCTTGGTGCATCTTAGCAATATCTATAGCAGATTTACCTCTGTACTTCTCTGGTAACTCTTCTACAGGTGCGTTTACTTCTGGGGTTGCTTCTGGTACACTAGAAGTCTCATCAGTAATATTATCGGCTGTTTGGTTTTGGTTATCTAACAGTTCGTTATCATCAATCAATTGTGCTGCCATTTTTAAAGTCTCCTGTCACCGTATCAAGTGATTTTAGGATTTATAATCTAAGGCTCTTTCGAGGTGTCTTAGGCTTGGTTCTGCTTCTGCTCTTGTTTCAGCTTCTCAGCTCTGTTTCTAGCCCACTTGTCTGCTGCACCGACAAAAATGCCAGAGTAGGGTTCAAGTTTGATATTAGGAGTTGAAATCTGTTTTAAAGCAGGTTTACTACAAGTTTCACACGATACTTCTGTCACCTCATAACTAACAAAGTGTTCGTGTAAATGGTTATCCTTACATAGGAAATCAAATACCCTAAGAGCCATTTGCTGAGTCTCCCGACATGAGCTGCTCGTAGGACTGTTCAGAACTACCTTTAAGGCTTAGAATCCACTGAAGGATGTCTAATTGTCCTTTTTTAAGGTTTAATTCTGATTCATTTTGGATTGGTAAAACATTATTCAAAGCGTCAAACATTGCCTGAGCGTCTTCAATAAAGTCTTTCCAACCATCTGTAGTCATCATCGAGAATCTTGCCTCGTAATAGGCTTGTAATTTCTCATCCATTCTTTATCCTTTTGGAGAAGTGAGTACTTACTTACATTTATAGCCGTATTTTACCATAAAATTACTTTACTTACAATAGTTGAATGTATTTATTTCTTGACATTTGTAAAGCATTGGTGTATAATACTGTTTTAAGGAGAAATCATGCCATTTAAATCAAGACTAACTGACCACGACCATCAACTCATTAAAACACTAGCTATGCAAGGAGAGAAACTAGAAGTAATTGCAAAAGCAGTTAGCTTTCCAGTATCTCGTCAGCGTATAAAACAAATTACTAAAAAATTAAATATT